AATATTCCAAACAGATCAACAGCCCTCTACTTGCAGTCGTTACAAATAGAGGGCTCTTAGTTAGTAGTTCAATCTATTATGGTGACCATCTGAAAATACTGATACTGGTATTCGTCTTCTAATACCGCCTGCATTTCTTCCATGTATAACGGGTCTTTCAACAATTTGGGATGAAATGCTCGCTCTCTCCAGAGTCGGACTCCACTTTTGGGAAAAATATATTCCGTCCCAAGTTGCAAGTCCTTTTCGTTGCAAATAACTTTGTCCTTTTTCATTAAGCTATCAATAATACACTCGGCGGTTGTATTAAACATGTCCATTCCGAACAGTTTTATTGACGCAACTTTAGACAGATCTCTCTGGATGCCGATTTCAGTAGCTTTTCCGTTCCGATACTGCACTAGAAAGAACGAATCATTATCCATATATCGTCCGGTTATCAAATTAGGGTCATCGGTTTCCGCACAACATTCCATTTGCATTGCTTCATCAGAAGAATTCGACCACTGTTTCTTCATTTGTAGAAGAGCATTTTCTAGCTCATCTGGTGCCATACCTAATTTTAATTGTCCAATTCCAATATGTGGTACAATAAAAACAGACGAACCCCGAACCCTTGATTTTTCAGGGGTTCGGGGTTTTCTTGTTACTAATGTGTGCATAGTTCAGCGTTCAGCGGCTTAAAATGTTCACAGGTTTGAACGGCTTTCGCTTAAAGACTTTAAGAACTTATAAAGTTCGATTTTTCCATCCACCCAAATAACATCTGCATTATCTTTGAGATAAATAGAATAAACATCGTTAGGGTGTTCAAAGATAGAAATCACCCTTTTTCTGGCTTTTTTCGGAATAAGTACGCCCATTATTCATCATCCTTTCAATCGATCATGTTCACGGTGGCCTTCAGTTCGTCTAAAGTCTTGTGATTATAGACCCGGTTTCCCGTGTCTTTGGACACATGGCCCATAAGCAAATCAATACATTTCCGGTTGGCCCCGGCGCTATCCAATTTGGTTTCAAAGGTGTGGCGGCATTCGTGCGGGGTATGGTTCAGCTTCAGGGCTTTCATAATATCCGCCCAAAATATCCGGTATTGGGTTTGGTTGCAAACTTTCCCGTTGTAGCTGATCAGCCGGGGGCCACCTTCGGCAAGCCGCCGTTCAATCAAGGGCCTGATCTTTGGATGGATGGGAACAATGCGGTTCTTACCGGCTTTCGTTTTGGTGCCGCCCTTCATCGTGCCTTCCTTCAAGTCTATATCTTCAGGTTTCAGGTTCAGAAATTCAGAGATACGCCACCCGGAATATAGCAAGATCAAAACCGTATCAACCCAAGGATCAGACTGATGTTCCCACACCGTTTTGATTTCATCGTTGGTGAACGGAAGGCGGCTGGTGGGCGGTATTGGATCAGAAGTCAGAAGTTCGGAGAAGCACCGGTTTATTATATCCATTTCAAGGGCGAACCGGTCAAGGTGGCCCCACAGGTTCTTGATGGCCGCTTGGGTGCTATACCCTTTCCCACAACCATCAATGGTTTCTTGCATTTGGTAGGATCGCAGTTGTTTATAAGGCTTGTTCACATACGCTGAACAATGCTTGAACGCTGAACAGAGGGAAGAACGGTTGGATTCCCCCAGCTTCGGGGCCTTCTTTTCTTTCCAGAGGTCAAAAAGCTGTTGAAGGGTGATCTTGGCCCGGTCAACATCCCAAGGATCACGGTTGTATTCAGCAAGCATGATGTTCCCGGCTTCACGGGTTTCAGCATAGCCGATAATGTCATAGATGGGGTGGCCTTTGTCATTCCAACCTATGGTTTTCTTCACAATGTATGGGCGGCGGCGTTGGCCTGATAGCTTTGCAACCGTTCCATACCCGTTTGGATTTCGCATTATATCACCTGAACTTTCAAAATTGGGTATGGCAAAGCTAAACCCCATGTGATATAATGTTCAAAGGCGTTTGAAACATTAACTTCAAAAGGGTTTGTTTCGCCTGACCGCTTCCGGTGTGCAAGACCGGGGGCGGTCATTTTTTTTTGCATTTGTTCCATATCCGTTCCGCTTAAAATCCTTGCGGGGGTGCGGCTTTGAGAGAATGGAACACTTGGAACGGATATTATATTACTTCAAAGAGTAGATAAAAAAATATATAAAAGAAAAAAAGTATATAGAGAACCGGCGCTTTATCTGTTCCACCTGTTCCAAAGCCTTGATTTTCCTGTGTTTTCAGGGATTGGACGGCGGAACGGATGTGGACAGATCGAGTTTGGCAAGTTCACCTTTGACCTGTTCCAGAACTTCAGGATATTCAGAATCAGGGTTCATGGAATATTGATCTTCGTATTCTTTCAGGGTGTTCAGATACCGGTTCCAATGGGTGGCTTTGGCCTTTGCGGTTTTCAATTCATCGATCTTGGCTTTCTGATCGGAATAGGAATCTAACAAAACCCGTTCTTTCTGACTATCAGCCGCCTTGAAGAAAGAAGCTGGAAGATCAGATGTGTAAGGGATGATCCCGGCCTTGGCCGCTTGATCCACCGTCAGGGCTATTTGCATACCATATTCATAGCGGGAAAAGAATGTTTCAAGGTTCTTCGTCTTTTCAAAGATGTTCAAACAATCTTGAACAATCCGCACATGGTTTTTGGCTTCTGCTACGGTGTAGGCCCCCGGCATGGATTTAATAGCCCGTTCCGGGTTCAGATTGGAATGAACCTGAACGGTGGGTTCTGTTTTGGGTGGGGCCTTCTGTTTGGCCGGTTTTGGTTTTCGCTTTCGGAAAATCAGAAATAGAATTAAAGCACATATAGCGTCCATAAGGACGAACACCGGAAGAAGATCGGGTTCCATGAAGATGCACGCAGTATAAACAAACATTGCTGTTCCAAGAAAGAACCCAACCACGCCTTTCAAGAACTTCTTCACCGGATCACCTTCTATATAATATCGCTTTGGAAGGCTACGGCCTTTCCAAGAATGATGATGTGGTTTAACTGTTCCCCGGTATATACCAAATCTTCATATTGGGAGTTTTCAGCCTTCAAGATCAGCAAATCCTTTTCAGGATAATAATTCACCCGCTTCAGGGTTGCTTCATCATCAATGATAACAGCGGCAATTTCGCCATTGTTCACCATTTCCTGTTTTCTGATGAACACAATATCCCCGTCATAGATTCTGGCCCCGATCATGGAATCACCCTTGGCCTTCAAGCAGAAATCAGCACGAATGTTGGCACCAGCTTCCACATACAGTTCCTTTTCTTCGTTTGCCATGATGGGTTTACCGCAAGCAATGTCACCGAGTAGAGGAAAACGCTTTGTAGAAATTGGGATGATATTATCAAACTTCACCTGTGGTTGTGAAGGTTCGACTACCACAGATTTATTGATGCTTTTCAACCATTCATTCCGGTTCGGAATATCTGATCTACCCATGAGGTAATCCAAATCAACATTAAAATAGTCTGCTATGGTTTCCATAGATTCAAGGCCCGGTTCCCGTTCGCCCCGTTCATACATATTCACACTACTTTTGGAAAACCCAAGCTGATCCGCCAAGTTCTGTTGAGATAGGCGGCGTTCGGTTCGTAATTGCTTGAACCGATCAGAAAACTTCGGCATAAGTACACCCCTTTCAGAAGTCTTTCTATATTTCATTATACACATTATGTGCACAAAGTCAATCCGTCGATGTGCACAATTAGTAACACATTTCTTTGTGCACAATTTGTGTTCGGTTGCGCTTGACTTTGAGCACATATCGTGTATAATGATAATCAGACGAGCACAAAAGGTGCACGAACTGATTGGGAGGATTTGAAAATGAAGGTTCATGTTTTTGATACCTATGTCACCATTAAGGATCGTGAAGGACACCCTGATATGGATGATACCTTGCTTGAAAAACTGGATGAAATGCTTACCACTTATGGTGTGCCCCACGCTTTTAGCCTTCCTCACGAAAAGACTATGGAAGATTGCCCGGAAGCTGTTCTTGAAGTTGCCTATGATTCTTCTGATGATATAACCTTTAGTCTTGTGTATATCCTGTTCAATAAAACTTATCGGGGTGTAACCGATAAAGCGGTTGCAGAATCAATGATTAAGGTTTCCGCAAAATACATGGATGCTGAATAAGCCGAAACGGGCCTGATGGCCCGTCCACCGGAACCGCCCCACCGGTGCTGATGATGGCAGGGCAACAGCGACAACATGAGCGCCCCCGGTTTATGGGTTCGGGTATTGGGTATCAATCCCCATATAAAAGATATGACCGCCCGGAAATTGCTTGTTGGGGCTTTGGCTGTTCTAATTCTGAAGAAAGGATGTGCAAATATGAGT